GTGGCAACATATATTGAAGGTGGTATAAGTGGTGATATAACAATTTCAAGTGGAACTGCTGCAATAGGTTCAGGTGTAATTGTAAACGCTGACATTAATGCTAGTGCCGCAATTGCTGACTCTAAGTTGGCTACAATCTCTACTGCTGGTAAAGTAGATATTGGTGCATTAGAAATAGATGGTGCAAGTGAAATGGGTGCAGCCTTGGCAGACGCAGACTTATTAATTGTAGATGATGGTGCAGGTGGGACAGAAAAATCTATGTTGGCTTCTCGTATACCAACTTATGTGTTTAGTAAAGTAAGTGGTGATGCAACTGTTGCTTCAAATGGTGCATTGACTATTGCTAGTGATGCGGTAGAACAATCAATGATCGCAGACGATGCTGTAGGTGCAGATCAATTAGCTGCTAGTGCAGTAGTGACAGCATCTATCGTAGATGATAATGTAACACAAGCAAAGATTGCTGATGACGCTGTAGGGGCAGATCAACTAGCATCAAATGCTGTAGTAAATGCAAGTGTATCATCAAGTGCAGCTATCGCATTTAGTAAAATGGAAAACTTGACAGCGTCAAGAGTTCTAGTATCTGATGGTAGTGGTGATGTATCTGCGTCAAGTGTCACTTCGACAACCCTTGGTTTTGTTGACGCAACATCTTCTATTCAAACACAATTAGACACTAAAGCTAGTGTCGGATTTGCGATTGCTCAAGCCGTAGCCCTCGGTTAATTATAAATAGTATCTGTAAAGGTACAAGAATTATGGCTAATCCAACAAGTAGATCAACATTAAAAGAATATTGTTTAAGAAATTTAGGTAAACCTGTCATCGATATAAATGTCGATGATGACCAAGTAGATGATAGAATAGACGAAGGTTTACAATATTTTGCTCAATACCACTATGATGGTGTAGAAAGAGTATACCTTAAACATCAATTCACACAAACAGAAATAGATAGAGCTCAGACTGACGAAACATTAGATACGGTTACAGATACAGCTGATAGTACAGTAACAGCAATATACAAAGAACAAAAAAATTATATACCTATGCCAGATGCTGTTATGAGTGTCACACAAATATTTCCATTTACTGATAAAGCTGCTTTAAATTTATTTGATGTTAGGTATCAGTTAAGATTAAATGACCTTTATGATTTTTCATCAACAAGTGTTATACATTATGATATGACATTAAGACATTTAGATATGTTAGATCATATTCTTGTTGGAGAAAAACCTATTAGATTTAATCAACACAAAAATAGATTATATATTGACATGGATTATGGTGAAGATGTGAAGGCAGGTGAACATATAATAATAGAGTGTTATAGAAAATTAGATCCTTCAACATATACAGATGTTTTTAATGACATATACTTAAAAAAATATGTCACACAATTAATTAAAAGACAATGGGGTGCAAACTTAATTAAATTTGGCGGAGTTCAAATGTTAGGTGGTGTTACACTTAATGGTGAACAGATTTATCAACAAGCAATAGATGAAATTCAAAGACTAGAAGAAGAAATGAAGAATGCTTATGAGTTACCACCTAATTACATGATGGGTTAATCATGGCAACTAATTTATATTTCGATAGAGGAACTACATCAGAAAAAAAATTATACGAAGACCTGATGATAGAGCAACTCAAGGCTTTTGGCCAAGAGTGTTTTTATATTCCTAGAACTCTAGTAGCAAAAGATAATATATTTGGTGAAGACTCTCTAAATAAATTTAGTGCTGCATATATGATTGAAATGTATGTAGAAGATGTGCAAGGTTTTGCAGGTGAAGGTGACTTAATTGGTAAGTTTGGTTTAGAGGTTAGAGACCAAGTAACCTTTGTTGTTTCTAGAAGAAGATTTGAAATGTTAGTTAGAGAAAGTGCTAACTTAATTGAAAGCTCTAGACCTAATGAGGGTGACCTCGTTTATATGGATAGATTTAAAAAACTATTCAAAATAGATTTTGTTGAAGACGAAGATCCTTTTTATCAAATATCTGACTTACCTGTATTTAAATTAAAATGTTCAGTATTCGAATACTCACATGAAGAGTTTGATACTGGTATTACTGAAATAGACCAAGCACAAACAATAGAAGATGTAAGTACATTAAACTTCCAGATTGGTTTAGAGACCGCACTAGGTACTGGTTCTATTCTTATGGAACCTGAACTTGTAAATGTTGTAAATTTAGAAACGGGAACTTTCCAAGGTTCGGTTGTTGAGTTAGAAGGTGGTATAGGAACATTAGGAAGTGAAAATCCTGATGAGGAAATATTACTAGAAGACCAAGATGATGTTAATAATAGAGTTATTGACCAAGACGGAAATACAATTAGTACCGAAGATGATGCTAGTGAGAAGACATATATAATACAAGAGAGTTATTCTATTGAAACTGACGATGAATATGCAGATAATGCAACCTTTGAAACAGAAGCAGGGTTTGATACACCATTTAATGCTGAGGACGATATTTTAGATTTTTCTGAAAGAAATCCATTTGGTGAACCTAGACCCGATAGGAGTTAAAAATGTTTGATAATAGTTTTTATCACGAATTAGTTAGAAAAACTGTAGTATCTTTTGGTACGCTGTTTAATAACTTATATATTGCAAGAACAAACAACCAGGGTGTTGTTACTCAACGAATGAAAGTGCCACTAGCATATGGCCCTAAACAAAAATTTTTAGTAAGATTAGAACAAGACCCACAAAGACAAGGCACTAAAACAACTGCAATTACATTACCTCGTATAGGTTTTGAAATGACTGGTCTAACTTATGACCCAACAAGAAAACTAAACAGAATACAAACATTTAAAAAGACAAAAGGCTCTGATAAAAAATCTCAAAGTAAACAGTTTATGCCTGTTCCTTACAATGTTGGATTTACAATGTATGTCATGGCAAAAAATAGTGACGATGCTTTACAGATTGTAGAACAAATTTTACCTTACTTTCAACCAGAGTACACTATAACACTAAATGCAATACCTGAAATGGATATTGTTAGAGATGTGCCTATTGTTTTAAATAGTGTAAATTATTCAGACACTTATGATGGTGACTTCACTAGTAGAAGAGTATTAACTTATGATTTCACTTTTACTGCAAAGGTATACTTATATGGTCCTGTATCAAGTGCTAAAGTAATTAGAAAAGTACAGGTTGATCAATATGCTGATACAAATACTGTTACAGCAAAAAGAGAACAACGATATACAGTTACACCAAACCCTATCGATACATTGGGTGATGATGATAATTTTGGATTTAATGAAACAAGGTCATTCTTCCAAGATGCTGATGAGTTCGATCCTAAATCAGGAACAGATAAAGATGTATAGATTATGCCAAAGTCAACTGATCAAAAACTAGACGAGCTTCTAGAAATAACTGAAACACTACCTGCTAAAAAAGAAACTAAGGTAATCATACCTAGACCTAAAGATAGTGAAGATGTATCTGCTGATTACAAATACAGTAGAGAAAATTTTTACAATTTAGTAGAGAGAGGTCAAGACGCAATAGACGGAATACTAGAATTAGCAAAAGAAAGTGAACACCCAAGAACATATGAGGTTGCTGGACAACTAATCAAAAATGTAGGAGAGGTAACAGAAAAACTTTTAGACTTACAAGACAAAATGAAGAAACTAAAAG